AAGTTTGTTCTGCACCAAGCACAACGTTTCTCTCATTGCCTTGTACATCTACTTTCATAAAACCTACGTTATCAAAGTTGTATTCATCAATAGTGACTACATCTACTTTCATTTTACTAAGTCTATCTGATTCTAATTTTCTTTGAGTATTACCTGTCTGTACACCCCACTCATTAAGTGACATGTTACCACACTCATCTGGTGATGAAAAGAAATCTACATCACTTTGTTTCTCGTTTGAAACTGCGACAGGATATAATGTGTAATTTGTTTTAATCATATTGGTCGTAAATGCCAATTGATTATCTGGATGTGGTTCAAATGCATGAACGAATTTAAATCTTTCTGATAGGTCTCTTGACCAGAAACCTACATTGCCACCTACATCAATGGCTTCAGCTTCAAAATTGTTACAATGTTCTAAACTGAAATCTCTTGTGTCTTTCTGATACTCCCATTTGCCTTTATGTTCTTTAAGAGTATGTTCATAGTGAGTGTCCCAATCTGGTAAATGCCACCCTTTAATTAAATTCATCATCTGCTCCACATTTAGCTATGTAATAACTATCAACAATATCTGAAATTGGATTACCAACTTTTTCTGTATCAAATATCTTCTTCAAGTCAATCTTTAAATCTTTGACAAAATGTTCATACATCTTATCTTTATCAGCATTACCTTTTCCAGTTGCAAACTTCTTTACAACACTTGGTACTACTGTCTTGTATGGTATATTTAGTTCTTCTAATCTATACTTCAAAATGCCACAATTCTCGGCAATTTGAAATACACCACGTCCTTTTGAACCAAAGGAGTAACCTTCTATGTAAACATAAGGATTTTGAGTTGCTAAAATTAGGTTGATTGCAAAGTCTGATATATTTTTAAATCGTTCTATGTCAGTCTTATATTCTTTATGTGCTTCACCGACAATCATATCATTCATAGTCATTGACCATTTCTTTTTACCTGTGAGGTAAAAGAACATCAATGCTCCATTATCAATACTAATCGCCGGAGAAGTTAAACTGTAATCAATCCCAATTATTGTCTTCGGTGTCTCTACCATCTGCGTCATTAGGTATCTCCTCAATAATCTCTTTAGGTTCGTTCTCAACTTCCCAACCACAAAACGGACATGACATAGGTTCTAAATCTTGTTGTTCAATATCCCACGTAACATGATAAGTCGTATCACAGTTCGTACATTCTTTTCTTGCTTTTTCCATTATAGTTTAAATTTCTTAAATTGGTCTTTTTCGACATCTTGTTTAATTCCACCAATAACATAACTCTCAATCTCTGTTTCTTGTGGTGCATTTTGTGTACCCTTTGAATTCAGCCAATGGTCTGTCCATGGTAATGGATTTGTTCTTTGGTCGTACTTCGGAGTTAGGCCGATTGCCCTCATTCTTCGGTTCGCCATGTATTCTACGAATTGGTGTAACAGTTTTTCTGACAAACCAATCATACTTCCTTTGGAAAACAGATATGTTGCCCATCGCTTTTCCTCTTCTACTGCTTCGTCATACATTTTGATAACTTCTTGTTCGGTATCTTTGATGACTTTTAACATTGTTTTATCGCCTTCTACGTCTCTGTAGTTATTGATAATACGTTGTGACATTGCTAAGTGTTGTGATTCGTCTCTTGCAATGAATGATATAATTTTAGCACTACCTTCTAGTAGTTTTAATTCACCAAATGCAAACGAACAAGCAAACGATACATAGAAACGTAAACCCTCTAGGATATTTACAGTAACTAATGCTAACCATAGTTTCTTCTTCAATTCATACATATCAACTTTTTCAGGATTCAAATGCCATTGGTAACCTAGATTAATTAGGTCATCATATGTCTTTGTAATTGATGTTGCTCTTGCTTGAATTTTATCATCACCCATAATAGTATCAAATACTTCACCTGGTTGTGAGTATAAGTTTTTAATAATGTATGTGTAAGAACGAGAATGAATAGTCTCAATAAAATCCCATGTAACAATACAACCCTCTATCTCAGGTAATGATACAAATGGTAAGAATGCCAAACATGGACCTCTTCCTTGTACACTATCTAACATAGTTTGATATTTTAAATTAGCAGTAAAGATAAACTTTTGTTGCTCGGATAATTGTGCATAATCATTTCTATCTTTTTGCAAAGAAATTTCTTCAGGTCTCCAGAAATAACCTAGTTGTTGTTGGTTCAACTTATCAAAGATAGGATATTTCATATCATCATATCGTTGTATCTGTAAGTCTTCACCAAAGAACATAGGTTGCTTCGTAAAGTCAATATTCTTACCTGTGTTTAGTACACTTCTACTCATTTATTTTCTCTCTCTTATATGGCGCAAGAATCACAGGCTTCTTCATCATCTGCCTGTAACGTTGCTGGTTGTGTTTCTGCTACTTCGTCTTTCCATCCCATTGGGTGTAAAGGTTCGTCTTCGTCTTTCTTACTATCATATGTATTCTGATAATAACTTGTCTTCCAACCTAGTTTGTAAGTTGTTAATAAATCTTGTGCCATTTGGGCAATAGATACTTGACCTTCTTCATATTGTTCTGGATTATAAGACCAGTTACCAGAGATTGCTTGGTCAAAATACTTCTGCATTACTGCAACGATATTTATATATCCTTCATTCCCTTTCATGTCCCATAATAGAGTATATGCGTTCTTTAAAGTCTTGTAATCAGGTACAACTTGTTTTAAAGTACCTTTCTTAGACTTCTTAATTGACAAATAATCTCTTGGTGGTTCAATACCATTTGTCGCATTTGATACAACACTAGACGATTCACTCGGCATTTGTGCTGATAGTGTACTATGTCTTAAACCATGTTCTTTAATATCTTTACGTAATTGTTCCCATTTCATAGTAAGTTTACGATTACAAATCTCATCAACTTCTTTCTTATAAGTGTCAATTGGTAAGATACCATCACTATACTTAGTTCTATGAAATAAGTCACACTTGCCTTTTTCTTTAGCAAGGTTGTTTGACGCTTTCAATAGGTAATATTGGAAGTTCTCTGTTAATTCATCAACTTGTTTCCATGCTTTAGGGTCAGAATAATTTAGTTTTTGTTTTGCTAGATAATGTGCAAGACCAATATAACCAACACCTAAACTTCTACGTGCCTTAGTAGATACTTCGGCAGCTTTAACAGGATATTCTTGGTGGTCAATAATCTCATCTAATGCTCTAACAGCAAGGTCACAAAGACCTTCTAAATCTTCTAGGTATTGTAACTTACCTACGTTGATTGCACTTAGTATACATAACGCAATTTCGCCCTCACCATCAATGTGTGTGATAGGTGTAGTTGGTAATGTAATCTCTTGGCATAGGTTAGACATGTAAATTCTATCTTTAAAAGAAGAGTGAGTATTACAGTGGTCAATATTCATAATATAGATACGACCTGTCTCTGCACGTTCTTTTAACATATTCATAAACAATGTTTGTGCTGATACTTTTCTTTTCTCTACACTAGTTTTACGTTCTGCCTTTTCGTACAGTTCATCAAACTCTGGTGTTCCCCATGCTTCGTATAATTCAGGTACTTCGTGTGGTGAAAATAAAGTTATTTCGCCATCTTGAATAAATCTCTCATAGAAGATTTTAGATAGTTGAATACTGTAGTCGAGTTTACGTACTCTGTTATCTTCCGTACCTTTGTTGTTTTTGAGAACAATGATGTCTTCAATTTCTTTATGCCAAATAGGGAAATGCACTGTAGCAGAACCCCCACGAACACCGTTTTGTGTGCAACACTTAACCGTTGCCTCAAACTTTTTGAGGAAAGGTACAACTCCTGTGTGCTGGACTTCACCGCCTCTAATTCTGGAATTAATGCCCCTGATTCTCCCAGCGTTAATACCAATACCAGCCCTTTGTGCAACATAAGAGCCAATAGCCATATCACTACTGAAAATAGATGGCAAACTATCATCAACATCAACCAAAACACAAGAAGCATACTGCCGAATAGGAGTTCTAACACCGGCCATAACCGGAGTAGGTATATTGATTTTAAATTTTGAAGTAGCGTCATAATACTTTTTAACATATGTCATTCTCGTTTCTTTAGGATAATTAGCAAAGATAGTAGCTGCTATTAGCATGTACATAAATTGTGGAGTTTCAAACACCATACCATTACTTCTATCTTGTACTAGATACTTGTCAATAACTTGTCTTAGACCAGCATATGTAAAATCATAATCTCTTGTATGAGATACCCAAGATTCCATTCTATTAAAATCTTTTTCATCATATACATCTAAAATTGTTTTATCATAAACACCTATCTCAACACCTTTTTTAGTGTGAGCATAGATATGTGGATGGTCCCACATTTTGTGGAATATCTGTTTACGTAAACTGAATAGTAATAACCTAGCAGCTGCAAACTGATAGTTAGGGTTTTCTAATGTGATTAAATCTGAAGCAGACTTAATTAAAATTTGTTGTATTTCATCTGTAGTAATGCCATCATAAAATTGTAAACCACTAGACATCTCAATCTGAGATGAAGAAACACCTGTGATATCATCACAAGCATATTCAACCATTTCATGTATCTTGTCAATGTTAAGTGATTCGGTACCTCTACCATTTCGTTTTTGTACTTTAATATTCTCTGCTACCATTTGTTTTCTCCTCTTAACACTTTCTGTAATTAGTCATATTGGTTAATGCTTGAAGTCCCGAATACGTATGTTTACTTATAAGATTCTTCACCTGTATTTTCGTCATACCAGAAATAATTAAATCGTTTACATCTTTCAGTTGTAAGTCTTCTGGCCATACTACAACGTTATATCCTTTATCTATTACATCATACATTCTATTAACAATTTCTTTGTTACGAGGCTCGTTGTCGAATATATATGTCACTTGTTCAGCCGGAGTTTGGAGCGTCAAATCAGCACCACCGGCAGCTAAACAGTTATCTATAAACATACTGTCTATAGGTCCTTCTACAATATAGATTTGGTCTTGCAAGTTGACAGTATCTAAACCATACACTTTTTGTTTTGATTCGTCAAGCTTAATCGTTAAATATTTTGGTTGTTCATTTCCAAATGCACGGCCTTGAAAAGCGAAAGCTTTGCCTTGAACATCATAGAAAGGTATAATCAACCTTGGGTGTTCACCTCTTGTATGAGGAAACGTATTAGGTTTACACTCATTAACAAATGCCATAAATGTATTACTAATAAAAAGTTTATCGTAATATTCTTTAGGGATTTTTCTCTTCTGAACATATTGAGAAACCGGATGGTCCTCTGCCAATTCAGATACTTTAGTAAGACCTTTTAAAAAGTCTTTTTCTTCAAAGTGTGGTACAAAATCATCAAACTCAGGTTTTGCCGTGGAGGGCGCTGAACCTTTGTATCTTTCTAGTAAATATTCTTCGTACTTTTTAGGGTCGAGGTATTTAAGGAAATTTGATAAACTGTGTCCTTCACTACAATTGTGACACTTGAAAAACATATCATTTTTTACTCTGTAAAGATATGCTCTTGCTTTAGTTTTACTCTTCTGCGAATCACCACAATAAGGACATCTGAAATTATATAGGTAATCAGACTTCTTCTTAAATTGTGCCAACCTGGCAGATACTTCATTGATAAACTTTAAATCAATATAACTAGACATAATATACGTATTTTACTTTCAATTAGATTAGATGTACATAATAACATAATAAACTACATATGTCAATGCTGAAACGAACCCTCCAGCGTAAAAAATAGCACCGAGGTTTCCAGCGCTTAAAAAAGTGTGGTTTTAGTCCAGCTGACCTACTTCAAAAGTAGTATTAGCTCGTGGCCATTTAGTGCGATAAACCAACCAACTACAACGGCACCACCTAAAATTAACACTTTATACTTCTCTAATGCACCAACTCTACCGTTGATGTCAAGTTTTAATGACTTGATTTCAATGAGTAGTCTCTTTTCTAGTTGGTTCATTTCTTTTGAGAGGTCTGTGTGTACTTTATCTATTTCTCCAGCTCTTTCTTTTAACTT